TTGGATCAAGAAGAACTTGATGAGGCAAGACGTACAATGGGCGATGACCGCTACGAGCAAGAATTTGAGTGCAGCTTTGAAGCGGCAATCCAAGGGGCTTTTTACGCAAAAGAAATGAAAGAGACTACAGAAGATGGTCGCATTACCCGTGTGCCTTATGATCGTGCAGCATCTGTGATTACGGCATGGGACTTGGGTATTGGAGATAGCACAGCAATATGGTTTGCTCAGTTCGTAGGCCAAGAAATCAGGATTATAGACTATTACGAAAACAGCGGAGTAGGTTTAGATCACTATGCAAAAGTTCTCTTGGACAAAGAATATCACTACGAGCAACACATTCTGCCGCATGATGTCCAAGTCAAGGAACTGGGAACAGGGAAAAGCAGGCTTGAAACGCTTGACGCGCTGGGCATACGGAACATTGAGATTGCGCCGAAACTAGCGGTAGAGGATGGCATACAGGCTGCGCGTACCATGATCCCCAAGTGTTGGTTTGATGCTGATAACTGCACTAGAGGCGTAGAGGCTCTGAGGCAATATCGCAGAGACTTTGATGAAAAGCTGAAGACTTGGCGGGGCAGACCGCTACACGATTGGACATCACACGGCGCGGATGCTTTCAGGTATCTTGCGGTAGGTTACAGGTCGCAAAGCGATTGGGGTGAGCCAATCAGAAGGAATTTGCGCGGCATAGCCTAGTGTGGTAAGGTGCAGCTAACGTAGGAGTTGCCCATGCCCAAAAAAGGTTTGTATTCCAACATTCACAATAAACAGAAGCGGATTAAGGCTGGTTCTGGCGAGAAGATGCGCAAGGTTGGGTCTAAAGGTGCGCCAACAGCGGCGGCATTCAAAGCAGCCGCAAAGACAACCAAGAAAAAGAAAGCGAAGAAGTAATGCAATGTCCAAACACTGGTAATGCTTGTCCCAATCCAGCTATGTGCAAAAACGGCTGTATCTATGATAAACTGAAAGGCAAGAAATAATGGCTTGCGGATACAAAAAGAAGGGCCGCAAAGGCGGTAAGAAAAAATAATGGGTATTCTTGACGATCTATCAATGGGTCTGGGGTTGAAAGACCGTGATGCCAGCTATTACAACCGCACTGCAAAGACGATAGGCAGAACGCAAGGTGCAGATGCCCAACAGCGTTATATGCGCTCCAGTGGCTACGGTAGACCGCAAGCGGGTCTTTTGTCGTTTATGGGTGGCGGTAATAAGCAAGGCGGTGGCTTTGGCAACAGAGTTGCAAATGTGTTTGGATACCGTGATATGACGGACATGGGTGATGGCGGTGGACGTTATGCATCAGGTGGCATGTATCGTGGCGGTGGAATGTACAGCGGTTTAGCTAATATTGGCGCAGCGCTGTCAGGCGAGGGTTTAGATGATTTCTCTTTTGCCCCAGAAGTAGATCAATTAATAAATGATACTTATGGTGAATATGACGGGCTAAAAGCAGCGGATTACTTCAAGGCCAAAAAACCCAAGATGTACCAGATGCTAGGTCAGAACATCATCAAGCAAAACTTTCGGGGTGGTTTCTACTAATGCCAAAAGACCCTAGACTAGCCCGTGCGGGTGTCAGCGGCTACAACAAGCCAAAGCGTACACCCGATCACAAAACCAAGTCACACGTTGTTGTGGCGAAAGAAGGCGACAAGGTTAAGACCATCCGCTTTGGGCAGCAGGGTAAGACAGGCGATAAGACAATGACAAAACGTGCCAAATCATTTAAAGCAAGACATGCTAAGAACATTGCCAAGGGCAAGATGAGCGGGGCATATTGGGCTAACAAGGTTAAGTGGTAATGGCAGGTCGTGGTGCAAGACAAGCAGCAGCATTTGCAAGAAATCTACTAGACTTCCTGTTGCAATCTGACGATATACCCGCGAAGACGGATGCTCAACAGATGGCAAAGCGTATTTTGCAGCTACGGGAGCAAGGCAGAGCTAACGAAGTCACGGAAGAAATGATGGCTGCGGCAGACCCACAGACGATGGCTGCATACACGCCACTAGATATGTCAACAGAAGCAAGAATGGAACGTGCTGGTCTGTTAGGATTTAGACCAGAAGAACGATCTATTCACGGTGCAATGGACAATCCAGAGCGTTTCACTTTTGATAGCGACATCACGCCTGTATATACGTCAGATAACCCTGCAATCGCCAATACATACACAGCAGGCGAAGATAGCGCGATGTTTGACTTGTTGGTAAAGCAAGGCGCAAGTGACAATATTTCAGATCAAATTAACAATCTGCGCCAAAAGGCTTTAGATGTAGACGTACAAGGTGCGTCATATGCTGCGATTAGTCCTGATTTTAAGGACAAAGCATCAGGGAACACATTGCAGAACTTCTTTGATGTGTATTTGTATCCTGAAAGTCGTGGTGAAAGTGTGCAGCACATGATTGATGGTGAGACTGTGGTTGGGCCAGTAACTTCAACAGATCAGATTGCATACGCTATGCGTGACGAAGGTATACCTCATGCACGAATAGAAAACGTATTGGATCGTGGCCCTTATAGCCCAAGAGCGCACCCAATTGGTGGCTTTGGCAGAAGTAGAAGTTTTGAAGAATACAAAGAAACAGACGCAGCAAACAGGGCGTGGGAGCGATCTATGCAAGATGCATCCCGAAAGCCCTCTACAGATCAGATAACTTTTGACGAAGGCGGCAGGCTGAGATCACGGTTTGCGCGATTTGATCCAGAATTTTCCCATCTTAAAAACCTGTCAGCAGCAGCAGTACCCGCAAGCGTTGGACTAGCTCAAATGTTGCAAGGTGGCGATGTCACAAAAGATGACATAGAAGAATACTTGAAAAGCGTAGGTGCGCTATGAACCTGATAGAGTTTCTGCAAGACTATGGGCGCACGATGTTAGAGCGTGATTTAGAGCGCAGGGATCGTGGCTTTGCAAGTAGAGCTAGAACAGATGCCCTTAACACATTAGACGAAATAGGTGGGCTAGGCAGAGATGGCCCAGCTTATATCAAGTACAATCCGCTAGTAGGTGTTCTGCGCGGGGTGGCTGCATTACCTTCTTTGCTTCAAGCAGGTACAGCAACAGGCGTAGATACGGTGCAAAATGTTGCCGAAGATTTGGGCATGTCGCGCAATTCCAGTGATCGGCTGGCGCGTGATTTGATGGCATTAACAAATGAACTGCCTTTTACAGAGGTAGCACCATTCGCTGGTCTGATAGATCGGGCAACAGAATTTGGTGCTATGACAAAACGTGCAAGACCATACTTGTTGGGTGAAACTTTAGAAACAGACCCAGATGTAAATATGCTAGGCCGTGAGGGAAAACCGCCTGCTGTTGCGATGGAAGGTGAACGCTTTTCTTCACGCGATATTCTGCCAATTAAAGTAGCAGAGGAAAAGTATTTAAACGATCAGGGCATAGATATACCTGATTTCCTAGCCTATCCAGATCAGGACATTGAACGTGCAAAGCTGATTGCAGCAGCGTATGAGCGCATGGAAAACGCACCTGATGATCCAAAAGTACGCGCAGCGTATGAGGCATTGATTGAGGAAACTCTAGGTCAATACAATGCTTTGAAAGATAGTGGCATAAACTTCAGTTTTTTACAGGGTGACATGCCTGATCCTTACGCAGAAACCCCAGCGTTAGGTTACAAAGATATTGTTGAAAATCGCAACTTAACTGTGTTTCCCACAGACTTTGGGTATGGTACAAATCCTGACTTTGATGCGTCAGCTAATCCATTGCTCACGCCAGTTGGTCTGATAGGAGATAAACCTGATGCAGTCGCAAACGATGCTTTCCGTGTTGTCCATGATGTTTTTGGTCACATGGGTAGCGGCAACCCTCAATTTAGATCAAAAGGTGAAGAACGGGCTTGGTTGCAGCATAGTAGAATGTTCAGCCCAGAAGCCAGGGGCGCAATGACAACTGAAACGCGCGGTCAAAATAGTTGGGTAAACTTTGGCCCGTTTGCTGAACGTAATGCAGCAGCATCAGGTGCAGATACGGTTTATGCAGATCAGAAAGTTGGCCTAATGCCTGATTGGACATCTGACCCAGAAGGAATGCCAGATGGGATTGAGCGCAGGCAGCTAGAAGACATTATCAAAAGCTGGGGTCAATAATGGCGCAGGGTTTAAGAAATGCAGCAAAAATAGCCAGAGGATTGCTAGACTTGTTTCATTACTCAGATGAACCAAGAGAAATTATTAATCCAGCATTGCAGCTAACAAATCAAAATATTAGAGGCGCAGAACGTGATTTATCGTATGGCACACGCCTAACGCCTTTCAGGGAAGAACCAGAGTTTATCTATAAACCGTACCCAGAACAATCGTATTGGGGTTCTAGCGATTATAGTCCAGAGCGCGGTTTAGGTGAATTTGTGCATACAACGCGCCAACCAGAAGAAGGTTTCTATGACGTTTCGGAAGATTTAGAAAAGCTATACTTGCTTGCACGGGAAGAAGTCATGGACTTAGCTTCTAAGTACGATAAGAAGCTAGACCCACAAGAAGTTCACAGATTAGCGCAGGGACGCGCTATGAGCATGGCTAAAGACATGGGTTACTTGGGTCTTAGCAATAGAAAATATCGCCCAGAGGTGTATACTCAATTTAATCCTGTAGTGCCTGAACAGGTTGGGCCATCACGGGATCAGTTGATGAACCTGATGGATTATCTAAGGAGAGTGGGCAGTGAATGAATATGAAATAGAAACAGACGATTTTGGTTTAGCGTTTATGAAAGCGCATGATCAATTTATTGTGGAAGTGCTTGAAGAATTGCCCAGTGAAACTATGGCGAAGCACTATCGCGTAAAAGTTCAGGAGATTGTAGACAATGGCAATAACAAGTTACACTGAGCTAAAAACATCTATAGCTAACTGGCTAAACAGGGATGATCTAACATCGGTTATACCTGATTTCATTAGCTTGGCAGAAGCAGATATGGAGCGCAAAGTACGCCACTGGCGCATGGAGCAACGCTCTACAGCATCTCTTGACGCTAGATATACCCAGTTACCGCAAGGCTTCTTAGAGGCGGTACGTTTTCACTTAGACGTAGATGAGCGCCCGATTGAGTTGCTTACACCGTTGGCATTGCAGCAGCGCAGAGAAGGTAACGCGGATGCAGGTGGTAAGCCTCAATTTTACGGCATAACGGGGGGTCAAATAGAATTGTGGCCTACTCCAGATGCATCATACACTGGTGAGCTTTACTACTACGCAAGAATAACGCCATTGAGCGACAGCGCTACATCTAATTGGGTTTTGCAATACTTTCCTGATGCGTACTTGTATGGTGCTTTAATGCACTCAGCGCCTTATCTTGTAGAAGATCAACGCGCGGGATTATGGTCATCGTTGTACCAAAGTGCAATTGATGGTATAAATGCAAACAACGACAAAGCTAAATTTGGCGGCTCTGGGCTGCGTATGCAGGTCAACACATACTAGGAGAAACACATGGCAACCATATCAGATTATGTATTGGATGCAGCGCTGTCTAAGTTAGACACAGAAGCCAATCGCATAGACATTACGTCACAGGAAGTAACGAGCTACACAGAGGCGACTAGCACATATACGCTAGGCAATAGCACCTCAGTTGCATTTGGCGCACCGCAAGACGGTGACACGTCAGGACGCAAGACAACATGCGCAGCGATTACGGATGGCAGCGTTACTGGGTCTGGCACGGCAACGCATTACGCAATCACTGATACATCAAACACGCGCTTGCTTTGTACTGGCTCACTGACAACATCGCAAAGTGTGGTTTCTGGCAACACGTTTACCGTGACAGCATTTGATGTAGAAATTCCTGATCCTTCATAAGTAGGTGAAATATGGTTGTTTTAGCCAATAGAGTTAAGGTCGCTACGGCAACCACTGGTACAGGTATAATTACGCTAGGTAGCGCCATAACGGGCTACCAATCCTTTGCTGATGGCGGCGTGGCGAATGGTGAGACTGTTCGTTACACGATAGAAGATGGTGATAACTGGGAAATCGGCACTGGTACCTACACGGCTTCTGGGACAACGCTTTCACGCACAGTCTTAGAAAGTAACAACGCAGACAATGAGATTAACCTGTCTGGTGATGCGATTGTATTTATTACGGCGGCGGCTGATGACATACAGCAACCACCCTCAGAGGGCGCATTTGCTAACGGCGATAAAACCAAACTAGACGGCATAGAGACAGGTGCTACTGCTGACCAGACTGCTAGTG